GTGGGAGTGGGGAGGGCGTCGGGGGTGATGTTGAAGTAGGCGGCATTGATGCGGCGGAGGTCGGCGTGGACCTCGGGGAGGATGGTGCGGATGGAGGTGTAGTAAGTGTTGGTGAAGGGTTGGATGAGGGCGAGGATCTCGGGGCGGAGTTGGGCGTAGAGGAAGCTGCGGAGGGGGGCGGAGGCGGTGGGGGCGAACGACTGCAGGAGGAGGGCGCGGATGCGAAGGATGAGTTCGAGGATTTGGGGGCGGAGTTCGGAGCGCAGCAGGTCCTCGCGGCGGGTGAGGGCGCGGGCGACGGCGGTGAGGAGTTCCTGCTCGGTCATGGGTGGTGGGGGTTAGCGCAGCGCTAGTCGGCGTTGCGGCCGGGGCGCATGGGGGTGGGGAGGGTCTGGCTGTTGAGGGATTCGCCTTGGCCGGCGTTCTGGAAGGCGAGGTCCGCACCACCCGGGGAGTCGGGGAGGCCAAGGCGGTTCATGGCGAGTTGTTCTTCGAGCATTTCCTGGACGGCGGAGATTTCCTCGGCGGGGTCGAGGCTGGCGGGGAGGACCTCACCATCGCGGAGGATGGTGATGAGGGTCTTGTGGCTGATCGCCTTCTGCATGAAGAGCTGCAGGTAGGCGGTGACCTGGTTGCCGTCGAGGAGGCGGTTTTCGTAGTCGCGGGGGATGGAGACTTCGGGCGGTTCGATTCCGACGTAGGCGGAGGCGATGTCGAAGATTTCGCGGATGGCGCGTTCGAGGTCGCCCGCGATGACGGCCATGATCGAATCGTTGTCGATGCGGTCGAGGCGGCGGGACTCGGCGGCTGCGTTTGTTAAGTTTTGTTGTGTGAGCGTGTTGATGCCGAGGCGGGAGATTTGATCTTCGAGGGCGGCGAGGCACTTGAGCTGGGCGTCGAAGGCGTCCGACGTGGGCTCGACGTATTTGGCGTCGCCGCCGATGGGGAGGAGGACGGCGTTGTTGACGGAGAGGCCGGCCTCCCCATCTTTGAGTTCGGTGTCGTCGAAGCCGAGGAGGGTGAGGATGGGGGAGGCGCCGACGTGGATGGAGTGGTGGTAGTCGCAGAAGCGCTGGGCGTAGGCGATGACGAGGTGAGCGATTTCGAGGAGGGGTGGGGTGCTGAGGAGGTTGCCGCGGCGGTTGGCGTAGACGGTGACGAGGGGGATCCGGCCTAGGCTGGTTGTGCCGGATTTGTAAACCTCCCAGGAGGTGGGGCCGGGGATTTGGTTGTTTGGGGGGAGGTTGGTGCGGGGGGTTTTGGGGCGCCAGAGTTCGTAGCGGCCGGGTTCGAGGACGCGGATTTGATCGGTGATTTCCTCGCCGAAGCGGCCGAGTTCTTCTGTGAGGATGACGGTTTCGCGGATGCGGACTTGGGAGAGGGCGCTCGACCAGCTGGTGCCGGAGGTGCGCCACCCCAGGATTCGGCTGGGGGTGATGGGGACGAGGTAGGGGGTGAGGGCTTGGGCGCGCTCTTCGGCGAGGTTGGAGGCGGGGGCGGTGTCGGGGAAATCGACGATGGTGCTGTGGTGGCCGTAGAGGAAGGCGGTGATGAGTTTGGTGCGGGCGTATTCGTCGAGGGTGGTGCCGTCGCCGGTTACGTCCTTGGCCCAGGTGGTCCAGTAGTCGTCGCCCTCGATCTGGATGCCTTTGCGGAGGATGACGCCCGCGGCTTGAGAGGCGAGGCGGGTCAGGAAGGGTGGGAGGGTGGCGTGGAAGATGCGGCGGTTGTAGGCTTTGGCGTCCTCGCGGGGTTCCTTGGGGATGTAGGTGGTGCTGTTGGCGCGGAGTGCGGTGGTGCCGCCGACGCAGAGGTCGATGGGGGCCCAGTCGGGCTCCATCGTTTGGACGAGTTGGGAGCGCTTCGAGGGGTCGGTGTCGTTGACGCCCGATGGGAGCGGGAGGGTGTAGGCCGGGGCTGCGGGGATGGCGGCGGCGACGGGGTAGCTGCTGTTGTCGCTCACGATTCACGCAGAGGCGGTACTACCCTAGTTTTCCGGAGGACTGCTACCGCTTGTCTCGATCCTTGCCCTTGTGGCTGTCCTTGTCGCGGGGCTTGCCCCGCTTGCCCCGCTTCGAGAGGGCGATGGCTACGGCCTGCTTTTGGGTATAGCCCTCGTCCATGAGTTTGCGGACGTTGCTGCTGACGGTCTTGCTGGACGTGCCACGTTTGAGGGGCATGGTCAGGTAGCGAGGATGCTCTCAATGTAGGGCGCCCACTGGTTGGCCATGGCTGAGGCGATGCCGGTGTAGGTGCGGCTGCGCTCTTTCCATCGGTCTGGGCCGGGGGACATGCGATGGACCTTGGCTTCGCGGCCCTCGACGATGTTGGTGGGAGTGAGGAGGGGGAGGTTCTTGAGCCAGAGACAGGTGGCTTTGGTTTCGCCGTGGCCAAATTGCCAGGGCTGGATGATCTGGGACGGCTTTCTGATACGGCTTGAGATTACTGAGACGGGGTTCTCTAGGGCGATGTGCTGAATAGGGGCGTCGAGAAGAAGGCGGACAAACGCCAAGGCCTGTGACTGCTCCTGCTGTTTGTCCTTGAACCAGCGGGCGCCGCTTACGGCGAGGTGGGTGCAGGGCGGGTGGGCGATCATCAGGTCCCACCCGCGGTGCAGTATCTCCTCGACAGGGCCTAGGTGATGATTCCCGGGCGAGTCGGTGGGCAGGAGGTCGCAGCTCCAAGCGTCCCATCCCAAGGCGGTGAAGGCGTCGCGGACACGGCCGCTGTATTCGCAGGCGACGAGGACGGAGGGCATGGAAAGGTTGGTGATTAGGCTCCCACTGTAGTCAGTAGGTGGGGAAGCTGCTTGAGCCGGTGGCGTAGCGGCGGAGGGGGGCGAGTTTGTAGGCGGCGTAGCCGAGGGCGTCAACGGGGCCGGAGGGGTCGTCGAGGCCGCCGCGGCCTTTGGCGGGCTTTCCACTTGAGTCGTAGGCTTGTTGTTCGAGGGCGCGGATGAGGTAGCGGCAGCGGTTGTGGACGCGGAGACGGTTGGCGAGGAGGAGCATGTTGACGCAGTTCACGCGGTCCTCGATTGGGGGGTTGGCGAGCTGGTTCTTGATGGAGAAGCCGGCTTTGCGGAGGATGGAGAGGTCGGATTCGGCGGCGTTGGTGGTGCTGCGGTGGCGGGAGGCGGCGTCGGGGATGATGACGATTTCGCCGGCCTTGAAGTGGGATTTGTAGGTGTCTTGGAGGAGGCGAACCATCGTGGGGGTGTCCTTGGGGTGGTGCTCGGCAACAACGTGGAACTCGGAGTCGCGGCGGACGAGGATTTCGGTGAAGACGGCGTTGATGTTGAAGTCGCAGCCGACGAAGAGGCGGTCGTCGGGTTCGATCTCGGTGTCGCACCAGTGGGTGTCGCGGTCGAAGTAGGAGTAGACGGTGGTGTTTTCGAGGTTGGCGAATTGGCCTTCGAGGTAGGAGGCCAGGAGTTGTGGGGGGTAGGTGGACTTGAGGGTGTCGATGAAGCCCGGGGGGAGGTGGGGGTTGTCGGCGGTGCGGGCGCGGATGAGGCGGCGCTCGCGCTGGAGGGTGGTGAGGCGTTCCACGTTGGAGGTGGCTTCGGCGTCGTGGAAGTCCTGGACGAAGAGCCGGTGCATGGCGCGGTAGCCCTCGGGGGTGGAGGCGAGGGCGAGTTGGGGGAGCGATCCACCGCGGAGGCGGGCGAGGATCATTTCGACGGCTTTTTCGGCGATGAGTTGGGGGGAGGTGTCGATTTCGTCGGCGCAGGCGAAGGAGAGGTTTTGGCCGCGGATGCGGTTGAAGGTTTCGGTGGCGCGGCAGAGGAGGGAGGTCGTTCCACTTGGGGTGTGGATGGTGTATTCGGGTTGGGGGGAGACGCGGAAGTCGTGAGGGATGTCGAACTCTTCGAGGAATAGGTCGAACTCGCGGAGCCACACGTCGCGGATCATGATGTTGGTGGGCTCGAACACGGCCATGACCGTGTTGGGGTTGTAGGTGGCCTGGATGATGACCTTGGCGCATAGGGCGCGGGTCTTGCCGGCGCCGAAGCCGGCGCAGAGGCCGAGGATTTTGGTGTCCCGATCCACGCAGAAGTCGCGTTGGTGGGGGATCAGGCTGTCGAGGATGCGGGGGCGGAGCTTATCGAGGGCGTCTGTGCAGCGCGTTCCACTGCTGGTGGGGGTGGTGAGGCAGCCGCCTGCGGGGATTCGGGCCAGCAGGCTCATACCACTTGGGGGAGTTCTTGCATAGCAATGTAACGGGGGGTAGGGGGCGGGGTGGTAGAGTGTGAGGGTAGTTCAAAATGGGGTTGACCAGAGAGTGTTGGGTAGCACCGCCCCCGCCCCCTTCATCGCCGTGGGGGGAGGGTTACGAATTGTAACGGGGGGTCACAGGGCGCCGCGCCGTGTGGTAGTGGGGCGAGCCACGCAAAGGTGGGCCATATGATGTAGAGTGAGAGGTGAGAGCAGGGTGCAAGGGGCGGTTGAGGTGAGAGGGTGCAGCGCTGCTGCCACCCTTCCCACCCTCCCCCTCTCACCCTTCCCACCTGTCCCCACTCGCCTTTGCACCCTTCCACCCTCTCACCCTTCCCCTCTTACCACCGCTCCCCATGCGCCCCATCCTCTGCGCCTGCCTAACCACCCTTCTATGGGCCCTAGTGGCCCTCACGCTCCCCCTGCTCGTGCTGGACTGCGCCACCCTGTCGCGGAATCAGCGGATCCGACGCCTGGCTGCCTATGGGTGGCCACAACGCAAGATTGCGAGCCACCTAGGGGTTACCCGCTACCGCGTGCGCGCCACGCTTGCAGCGGCAGCCTGACAGCGCTAGCCACTGTGCCTTAGCTGGTGCGACCTAGGATTCCCGCAAGCTCCAACATTAGGCGCGTAGCGCCAATAGCGTTCGATCCCTGCCGGGTATCCAGGCTCATCTCCTGGATCTTCAGCAGGGTTTCGAGCGCTTGGGCAGCTAACTCTTTGCGATCGATTGACTCAATATCCCGCACCATCTC